ACCCGCTCGCCAATCAAATCAGCGGTGGCAATGCCGGTGAGAACGAATAAGCCGGCACTATCCGCTTCAGATATTGCGAATGCCGCGGACACGCCGGCCAAAGAATATGCGCCGGGTGATGTCTTTTCACCGAAGCTGAAGGACGTCGATTTCCCGGTAAGAGAGAATACCCCGGCGCCATCGGCCGCCGAGACAGCGAAAGATTCGCCAAGGCCCGTGAGCGCGAGCGCGCCTGGCGAGGCCGCCAACAGGATGTTGCCCGACGGCGCCACATAGGCCGCCCAAGGGAATCTGGCCCATCCCCCAAAGCCGTAGAGCATGATCCCTTACCTCTTGCCGGTTTCGATCAGGCGCGACGCGGCCTCGGCCGCAACTCCGACTGCCTCCACAACGCCCGAAACCAACTCGTTCCGAAATGACTCGACGGCCGCTCCGGTCCTGTTCTGCATCTGGGCATTTTCGATCAGCAGCATCGGCAAATAGCCGATGGCGCATCCCCAATTGTCGACGTCCTCGCCGGTATTCTTGTTGGTGCCACGGACATGCATCCACCAGGGACACATATGGCAGACCTTCGAGACGTCCTTTTTCCAAAGCGGGCAGATTGGCCCGGGGTCAGCCGACGGGATTTGCGGCATGCCACGCGCCCACAAAGCGCTGAAACTGCGAGATATCGGTTATGCGCCGATTGGCGACATGGGTTGTCGCGTCGAACGGATCGTTGACGTATTCGATCCAACCCTTTGTGCCGTTCCACTGGACAGCATGAACGGTCAGGCTTGGTGCCGCGCTGTCTGAAATTCCCGCGCAATCGACGGTACGAGACACCCCATCGATATAGACGTGATTTTCGGGAGGCAGAATGGTGATACGTTGCATGTCAGTTCTTACTTGCTATCAGAGCGTCAACGTATTTGATCGAGGTCGTGATACCGTGGGAGTGAGAACCACCGCTACCAACCGATGTCGTTGCGTTCGATCTCGGACTATTTTGGTCGATATAGGCGGGAAACGTACTGCCACCTGTATAAGTAGGGTTTTCCGAACCCAGGACAGAGTGAGAGTGCGACGGGATAGTCGCCGTGGTCAACGTGAAGGCGCCGGTTGCTGCCTGCGAGTTGAACGTTGCGACAAAACCGTTGGAGCCGCCGCTTCCCGGCACCGCACTTCCGGCAATGCGCAGCAGCGCGTCGTCGAAGGTGCTCACGCGGGTCCATCCATACGGCGCCACCGACTGGACGAAGAGCATGGTGGTACCGCGCGGGAAACTCTGCCCGACCTTCGACTTTGATCCAGGTGTAGGTCCGAACATCAGAAATTCGCGTAATCGGAATGAACTGAAATCGTCTTGCCGGATGTGACAGTTCCAGCCGAATTCACAACCAGCGTGTCGCCGCTGTTCAGGAACAGATACGATTGCCCGTCCTGGTCGTGCGGCAGGTTCGGAATGATCACCAGCAGATCGACCGACGCAGTTCCGCTCGCATTGCCTGAGTTGGCAGGCACGGAAGTTGTCGCCAGAAGATAGGTGGTTGAGCTGCGCACCAGGGAAACAGCGATCGTCTGCGCGGCGGTGTCCGTCGATGATGCGACCAGGTTGAGCACTTTCGATCCGTTGCCGCCGGCCGTGACAACCGTAACCTGCGCCGCCCCCGTCGCATTGAGGATTTGCGCAAGCCCCTTCAAGGGCTGGCTCAACATTGTCGGAAATACGTTCGGTGTGAATGACATTAAAGACCTCCAGCGAGACGTTGCGCCGCCAGCGACAGGATCGCTTGCGAGCCCTGCGCGGTCAGCGTGATGATGCAGGTGGCGGAGCCAGACAGGCTGATCGCAGCACCCGCACTCGTTGATTCCCAGATGTTGCGCGTGATCGTGGTTTGGCCGCCGCCGACGACGCCCCAGCCGACTTCGGCGTTGGCGCCGTCGGTGATGGCGTATTCGACGATATCGCCGTTGTTGCACATGGCCGAAAGCAGATCGAAGCCGGCGATGGCCGAGCCGCAGGTGAAGGGCGAGGAGGTCCCCGTCGTGGTGACGTTGACGTTGACGCGATTGGCAGCCTTCCCAGCCATGTTATTGCAACGTCAGAACGCCGTTGGTCTGGTCGAGCGCAACGGTGAAGGTATTGCCATTGGTCAGCGTGATCGTCGTGCCGTAATCCCACCAGCCGATCAGGTTGCCGTTTGCGGTCGAGGAATTATAGAGCACCGCGAACTCGAACGGCCCGATCGACCCGCCCGAAGCCGTCCATGAGACCGGCGAAAGGATCAGCCTGTAGGTTCCCGTCGTGTCGGTACCGGATACAAAGCTCGCCGCCACACCGCCCGCCGTGTAGCCATTGGCGGCGGAGATCTCCGTCAGGTTGCTCTTGATCGTGTTGCTTGCGACCGGTGCGGTGTTCGTCAACAGGATCTTGAGCGTGTCGGAGTTGAGGTTGTGGACCTTCTGCGCCAGATCCGACACGAATGAATTGAATTTGTTGTATGTCGCCATGCGATATTCTTCCCAGATTACGTTTTTCTAGACGACCTGCCCGGAAATCCGCACCGTCATCGGCCCGGCATTGAAAGCCGACGTCAGTCCCAGATTGTTCAGATCGTTCATTGCGGCGGTGAAACCGAGACCCCAGGTCTGGATACGTCCGTCTTCCTTGATGTAGGGCGCGGATTCCAGCAGCGCGCCGTAGAGATAAAGGTCAGGTGCCAGCGCGAGCAGCCAGTTGCTCACATTCGCAGCCAATGGCTGAATGTTGGTCCGGTAAATCATTTCGACCGTGTAGGCCTGGTCCGGTGTCGGCGCGAGTTCGAGCTCGTTGCCGAAGACGGTGAAATAACGCGGCTCTCCGGCGACATCGGCCGTTGCAAACCGGTATTCGTCCATCTGCGTTCCGGATTTGAATTCCAGGCCCGGCTTTCCGCTCACGCCCGAAAGACGCACCCGGCGCATTGACTGAAAATCGGCAGGCAGCGCGATGAATTCGGGCTCGTTTGAGGTGAGATCGACGATCGCGGTGGCGCGGCTCTCCATCTGGCGAACGAATAGTTGCCGGTTGAACTTCGCTTCCGCGAGCTGAATGAAACTCGGAATGCGGGCGATCAGCGTCGCATCCTGGTCTCTGGCGAGATATTCGGTCACCGCCGCCTGGAGCGAGGTGCAGTCGACGATTTGTGTCATATCACCTCCCCAGACCAGCCCGCTTGCAGCTTCGGCTTGTCGGTCCGCAAATACGCCCATTCGGGATCGGCAAGCTTCTGCTGCACGATCAGGTCGAACTCCGGCGAAAACATCCGCAAGCTCACATGGCCTTTCGCGTGTTCTTCGTTAAGCCATCGGACATAGATGACGTTCGGGATGCGCGCGACGTGCCGGCCCCAGTCGCTATGCTGTTCCTCGCGCCGCGACGCCTGATTCCAGCGCAAGACCGGCTCGACGTCCTGGACGTGCTCGATCGCAAGGTCTCTGCCATTGCTGTCGAGGTGCGGCCGGATCAGCACGCCGTCCATCACGACATTTCCGTGATCCACAACGTTCCCGCCGTTGCGGTGACGAGCCCGTTGGTGGCTGCCTTGATGGCGGAGATGCTCTGGCCGGGATTGACGGTGACATAGTCGATCGTGTTGGCCGGCAGAAAGACGTCGGCGACGCTCGCCGTCTGCGGACCGTCACCGATCCGATAGCAGCACGCGGAATTTGCCACCAGCCGAAGCTGATAGGTCTCCGGGCCGAACTTGTTTATGATCGCAGCGCTGGAATCGAAGGCGATCGTCTGCGTCGTCGTCACGCGAGACGCGGCTTGTTTGGGGAAGAACGACATTTAGGCGGCCCTCACGACAATCGAGAAAAACATCGGGATCGAAGCGCCGGAGGCGCCGGACGGCGTCAATGCGATGACGTCGTCTTCGTTGAGATAGGTTGGCGAGGGAACCGTGACCGAGAACAGCTGGCCGGCGGCGGAACCGGATTGCGGCACGGCGAAGGTCGCAACCAATGTACCGTTGACCGTCACCGTGATGGTGGCGTTCGCCGTGGTGATGGCGCCACCAAGAATGCCTGACGCTTTCAACAGGCGCGCGCGGAAGGGAGCGCGAATATAAGCGGGAACGGGCGCCGCCCCGCACGACGGCGTGTACGCCTTGAGATCGATGGTATTAA